GTTCCTCTGTGATGTAATCGGGGTGCTCCGAACTCTCTAATATTTTATGAACGGCTGTGCCGAAGAGAGTCCAAAGGTTCTGTCTGACATCACGATAAACAATATTGTTGGGGTCATCATACAATGCTGCCATCCTTGGTGGACGCAGTAGACCAGTAGCGGAGAAGCTTGCGTTGCCCTTGCTATACTCATCCTTGCGCAAGGCGTTTGCGAGTGGCGCAGGTAGATTTAGCTCGTTCGTGAAATACATGTTAACCTGTTGCGAAAGTTATGGGATACGAAGGTAGCCTATGGAAGTGGTGCTTGTCAACCATACGATATACGGCGTTTGCCAAAGCAAATCTAACAGCCGAAGACTTGTTACTATCGCGGGTAAACCAAGGTTCATCAAGTCATCATCTGCTATCGCGTTTGAAACAGCGGTTAAACAGCAAGTTCCAGCGAAGGCTTGTCTGATGGAAGGCGACTTGGGATTCCACGCAGATATATATTATCCCACACGGCGACAAGACTTAGATCCCAGCGTTGTGCTCGACGCATTGCAGGGCTTGATCTACAAAAACGATAGACAGATTAAGAAGATCAGCAGCGCAAGATATCTGGATAAACACGAACCGCGAGTAGAGTTCTCTGTTTGGAAGTTGGAAGACTATAACGAAAAAGGCCCGACCCAAAATCAATCAGGTCAGGCCCGTCCTTCCGCAACAAAGGAGTCAGTTTCTTCGGAGAAGAGTTGACAAATGAATTCTGCTTGTTCTATTTTAAAAAAGCAAGAAAGTGCGCGAGGGGGTTAGGCTGCTCGGCGCGATATAAATTAGCAGCAAAGTCCACACTTGGCTCCGACCAATCTTGAATGGACGTATCTCTCAGGCTTCTCGTTTTTTAAATGGGGGGTTTGGGGGGAGCGTCCTCCTTTCACCAACCAATCTTAACTAATTATGTCAACACTATATGACTAGACCAGTGTATGAGACAGATGCTGACAGACAGAGAGAGAAAGCACTCGCTGATCTGATGGCAAAACATTGGGGGGTGACGGCAAAGCCCAACCCTAAGATGTATCCGATTGACTACACGTTTGTCGGTGATTACGGAGAGGTCGAGGGATTTGGTGAAATCAAGATAAGGAAAAACACAAAAGACAAGTACCCAACATACATGATTAGTGCTCACAAAGTTGCCGAAGCGAAAAAACTTGCAGAAGCAACAGGGCGAGATGTAATCTTAATCGTCAAGTGGTCATGCGGTAGCATTGGCTACTTAGATTTGGCAAACACTCCAGCGGATTCTGTTCATTGGGGTGGTAGGTCAGACAGAGGTGACGGACAGGACATGGAACCAGTTTGTCATTTCAATATTGAAAACTTTCTATCCGCAACGAAAGGAGAAAATGATGGAGAAGAAATATAGATTCGATGGCAACACCATCAAGCTGACTGATGATGACTACGACAGGTGGTCAAATTCGTTTAAACATATCAACAACTTAGACGCTGTACTTCAAGCTCGTGATGATTGGTTGTCATACGATGCTGATCCGAAGACAGCGAAGCGTTGGTTCCTCTCAACCTCATCCTATCTGGCAAAGCTCGACAGAAAATATGCGATAGAAAATCTGCGTGATGATCAGAACAGGAAGATCGATGCGGAAGGTAGACCTGTATTTAAGACCGCACCATGAGTTTCTGGGATGAGTTAGCGGAGCAAGGTTTCTCCGTACAAAATCTGCAAGAGGGGCAGAACAAAACCACATGCCCCCAATGCAGCCCACAAAGAAAAAACAAAAGCGATCCCTGTCTCTCCATGTCTATTGACCACGATGGCGCACAGTGGCGTTGCCATCATTGCGATTGGGAAGGGAACGTTTGGAGGAACAAGATGTCCAGTCCGTTTAAACAGAAGACTAAAAAGAAATCACCACCTGCTGTACCGAAACTTCAAGCACCTTCAGATGGTGTGATCAGTTGGTTTGCACAGAGAAAGATATCTCAGCAGACCGTAGAGCTTGCTGGTGTTGAGAGTGGAACAGCTTACATAGGTGGGAGACAGGAGAACGCGATTGCATTCGTACACAAAGACTCGGATGGCAAGACTATCAACGTTAAGTTTCGTACCAAAGATAAGAAGTTTACCCAGATAAAAGACGGTGAGCGTCTGCCCTACCTCTGGAACATGATTAATCGTGATAACGATGAGTTGATTATCACCGAAGGAGAGGTGGATTGTTTGTCGTTGATCGAGGCTGGATTCAGCAATGTTGTAAGCGTACCTGATGGGGCAAGCGACAAAAAGCTCCAGTGGATTGATGACCTGCAAACAGAAATGGAATCGTTTAAACGAATAGTTTTGTTGACAGACGGGGATGCCGTTGGGATAGCGATGCGCAACGAACTGGCGCGGAGACTTGGTAGGCACAGGTGTTGGAGAGTGGAGTGGCCCGAAGGCTGCAAAGATCCTAACGATGTGCTCGTAGGTTACGGTGTAGAAAAGCTGGTGGAGTTTGTAAAGGCAGCAGAGCCGTGGCCTCTGAAGGCATTGCATGAAACCAAGAGCTTTGCCGACGAAGCATTCGCGTTGCTACATGGCGAGGTGAAACAGGGTAGTAGCACAGGGATCAGGGCGATGGACTTCAACTACCGCATACGTCCCGGCGAGTTGACGATAATCAGCGGAGCACCCGGCGTTGGCAAGTCAGAATTCCTAGATCAAATCTGTTTAAACATGGCGCGGGAACATGAGTGGCGATTCGCTGTGTGTTCGTTTGAGAATCCTGTTGATGAGCACATCAATAAACTGGCTGCTAAATATGTACGCAAACCAGCATGGCACGTACAGAACGGTGAGAAGATGAACAGCTCGGAATGGAAACAGGCGTGTGAGTTTATCCAGAATCGATTCTACTGGATCAGATCAGATGATGAGGCTCCTACGGTTGAGTGGTGTTTGCAGAACGCGAGTGCGTGCGTACAGAGATACCCTAACGTCAGGGGTCTGGTTTTAGATCCGTATAATGAGTTTGAACATAGAAGACCAAGCGGATGGACAGAGACAGAGTATGTGTCTCAGATGCTTGCTTCTTTGAAGAGGTGGGCAGCGACGAATGAGTGCTCTATCTTTCTGGTAGCGCACCCAGCGAAGCTGAGAAGGAATGCGGATGGCACGTTCCCTGTGCCAGAGCCGTATGATATTGCAGGAAGTGCCAACTTCTATAACAAAGCTGACAACATCTTAATCGTGGAAAGGGATTTCACTGAGGGATCGAATGATATCCGAATCCACGTTAAGAAGATTAGGTTTAAGCAGTCTGGTCGAGTGGGAACAGTCGATTTAAAATACGAGTACGTTGACGGAACCTACCGATCACCGGAAGTTTAACCTGTCCATATTGTCTATCGAAGATAGCTTCAGCTAACCGCTGCGGGTGGGGCTTTTCGCCCCATGATTCCCGCTCCGATGTGTTTAAACAATACCACTGATGGAAGTTTTCATCTCGACTCAGCTCATTGTTCCATGTGAAACATTGGTCGCTTGCGAAGTTTGCCATCACAACATCTCCAAAATATCTTCTATTGTTTTATCGCGTTGCTCTTGTGATTGCAAGATGCCAACCTTTCCATCGATATAGTCCTTGTCACCCAGATTATCGATAGCTTTGTCCTGTGCCTCGCGCATACGATCACGCATTGCGTACACATATTGGCGAGAAACACCGAACTCTTTGGCAATCACAGGTGGCGACTTGTTTAAACGCAACTGCTCTTTAATCGCATCTGTCTTGGACGATGTTCGTTTGCGTAACAAAGCTCCGTATTCCTCTGATGTTAGATTGCGCAGAAGCGCATCCCTGACCGCTGAAGGATGCGCCCCCACTTGTTCCGCAATCTGATGCAGAGTTGCGCCTTGTTTACGCAGATGTATTGCTGCGTCCAGCCAAGGCTTCTCCATTAATACTCTGAGGGCAGAAGCGCGGTCAACGTTTCATGCCCTGCGTCCAGTATTAGATAGAACTTGTCTGCCTTGGGATTGAATCGATATACACCCAACACCTGATTGCCGTCCTTGACGGCTTGCTCGTTGTGTTGCTTGTCTTCGTCGCAAATATCACCCCAATCGCCATCGTTGAAGAGCATGAACTTCTCGTTTAATGCTCCGAGAAAATCATACTCATTGTCATACCATTTCATCCCAAGCTCCTGCACGCCTTGGGTTACTGCACAACGCTTGACTGTTTTGATCACCGCGCTTTGTCCTGCTATGCGTGGTCGTGGTATCTGATCCAAGTAATCTTGGACGGAGCTGTTGCCTTTGTTTGATTGTTTAAACGCTTTCATATCCACCACATCACCCATTCTCTTTCTCCTTCTCATCGAGCAATTCTTCGGCTAGGTCAGCCACCCTGACGTTGCCCCCTTCCTTGCGGATTTTTTTGATTTGTTTTCGGATAGCTTTCGCTATCGCGTCTTCACCCATGTCCTTTGCTACCTTGCGTAGCTCGCTAATTTTCATAGCCACATCTCCTTTGTCGCTTCGTAAACTTCGTTGAACCTATGCGCTCTCGCTGGTTCTATGAACGGAACCACTTGCACCTGTTTATCCCCCTCGCGAGGCAGATGATTCGCATGATCAAATGCCTCATCCATGCAGCCGAAAGGCCCGAAAGATAACTGAGCCAGAGACTCAGTATCTTCGTCCTTCCAATGCACCAGTACGATCCACTGGCAAGCCATCACGCTGCCTTCTCAAGCTCTGCTTCACGCTTGGATGCGTAGGCTATGAGCTTCTGGTTAGTGTGATAGAGCACGTAAGAGAGATGCATCGGTGTTAGATTCGACGCAAGCTCCTGCGTCTTCTCCTCAAACATCCTATGAAACATACCCACCGCCATCCAAATCGCATGAACATCATCGACATAGTCGATCAAGGACTTGCCCATATCGAACGACACCTCGACTAACTTGTCCATTTTATCCATGATGTCGATGTCAAATTGCATCGTCATATCACTTCTCCTCTTTTGCGTTTAAACATTCACGTTGATCTTCACGAGTGTAGTCAACGTCCCGATACTGATACCCTACAGGTATCTCTATATCTTCGGGAAGAACCCACAAGTGGAACACGTTTACCGTGTCCACCAGCTTCGACTCCTTCGGATATATCTCTATTGCCTGACGGTCTGGCGACACAAGATCATTCTTGATTGCCTGATAGTCACGCCAATCTCTTTCGACACTCATGCCGTTGTTAGCCCTGATCGACAGCCAAACAGTCCCGTTAAACTGTTCGTTTAAACAGACACCATCACCCACCTCAAGCACCTGCGCCACCACCTTGTAGTAGATGATGTGGCCGTTAGGCTTGTGGGTGAGATCAATGCGCCATGTCACATTGCGTTTCTTATGCTCGATGAAGTGTCGCGCTTCTTCCTCTGTGCATGGCCGGGTCACATACTTGTCGCATGCGACATCGTCCATCAGAGCAGCCATCAGATCATCCTCAGATATGTTCATCTGCTCGAACCCATCCTCGCCCTTGATCCAGTGCGTGCCAAAGTGCTCACTCCAAACCTCATCTCTAA